CTAGTAACTGCTTGTACAAATTCTTTGTATTTGTTTAAATCGATTTGTTTCATTTATACCTCTAATAATAAGTTTATATTATAGCAGATATAAGTTATTAGTCAACTATTAAATTGGTTGTAGAACTAGTTTTTTCCAAATAACTGTAGAACCATCATATGTACCTGTACAAACATACAAGTTTGTAGCATCTGCAGCAATATCACCTGCAGCATCACCAGCTTGTCCTGTAGCAGTGGCAGTTCTTACTTCTATTGCTCTATTATTTCTTAAACAATCTATAACTGCAATACTTGTTCCTGCATCATCAGTTACAAATTCAAATATATGAACGCCTGTTCTATCTGGAGTAATTACACGAGCACCGTTTGAACCAATTAATTGATCTTGTCCTATGTCTACTGCACTAGGCAATGTAATAGTGTGTGCTACACTTGCTACATTTATTTCAACTCTAAGTGTACCAACTTTACCTGAAGCAGGAAAGTTACTAAATGCAAAAGTTACACTACCACTAGTTGTAAGTGTTTGGTAAGGACCTGCACTAAAATCAAATGTTTGAGTACCTGAAACTGTACCTTTAGCAATACGTGTTTCGCTCATGTCTTTAAGTTCAAAATCTTCAAGTACTGCACCTGCACCATCGTTGCTTAGTGAGTCTCCACTTAAGGCACTTTTTAGTACTGCTTTTGCTTCTAAGTCTGTTATTTCTGATTTTGCAGTATCTAATGCAGTTTTTAAATTTGTAAAGTTATCACGAAAGCCTTGACTATCGTTGTCCTGTCCTGCTACTGGATATGCTGTATCAATACCTGTTGTTACAATTGAACTTGCCATTATTCTTTTTCTCCGTCTTGGAAATTATGTATATATTTATCTTTCAGTATAAGGCAACCTATCAAAAACACCAACTTGTGGAAATTTGATATATAAATCACCTTCATCTTTGTCTGTATAAACGTCTATTCTTGCAAAAAATCTTGTACCATCACCATCAAATGTAGTAAGTGTAGTACTCAAATCAAATGTAGTTTCTTGTGATATATCATAACTGTTTGCAACTTTATCAAAATTCTTACCTAAGTTATTATCTAATATAAATCTATCTATTTCAAAACTTATCTTCTTAACATCTAGATTTTCATTTTTTATACGTTCTTCTAGTCTATACTTTATTTTATCTGCAGTACCTGGTTTACAGTATACAACAGGTGCAGCAAGTATCCAACCTAAAACTGTATCATCTGTTTGTTTATCCTGCATCCAGTTTGGAAGAACTTTACGTTCTAATATTTGGTAACCTATTCCTGTCCCTAATCTGCTTCTCATATTTTTTATACTATTGGGATAAGCAAAGTAATTATTATCCTGTGATGCAAGATATTGACTGTGACTAACATCAGGCATTGTTTCGCTAACTTGTAATGGGTTAGTCCAGGTAGTTGCACTACGTAAATCCTGCCTTAGTGCAGGGCTATCACTAATACCTGTAGTTGGATTTATACCTTGCATGTTATCTACTAATTCTATGTATACTATTTCATATTTTATAGTATCGTCAGGATTTAGTGCTCTTGCAGTTTTAAACCCTCCAAAACGTAATGTATTATTATAAAAGTTCCTATTCATTGCACTAATGTAATCTGTTTCGTTACTAGGAGTAAGTCCTGTAATTATTAAGGATCTTATATCTGTTTGTACACCAAAAGCATAATCACTAGATCTGTAAATATCTTGTGTAGGAATATCGTCCGAGTTTTGTATAATATTCTCATAAATTTCTCGTTGAGATTGGCTAGGCAATGCTATTGCGTATAAACTATCATAAGGCCTACTAGTATCAGCAGTTAGTGTAATTGTAAATTTTTTATATGTATCTACTTTACCATCAGTACTGAATACTCTTGCTACAAAACTATAAACAGATTCGAATGTTGTTTCGTTTGTGTATAGATCTTCTACATCAAAGGTAGTAGTACCTGTATCAAACATAAGAGTTTCGAAACTTACTCTACCTACTATAAATCCATCGCTGTTTAATCTTAAACCCTGTGGAAGTTTATTTGTTCCTAAACTTGCAGTACCAGTACCTGAACCTATTCCTGTAGCAGTAAACTTAGTGCCTACTTTATTATCAAAACTTCCTACTGCTATAAAATCTGTAGTGCCGGCAGTTACTATTGTGTATTCTTCACCTATTACAAAATTTCCTGCAGGTATCGTTGTAACTCCACTTTTTAATTCATACTGTACTGGTGTACCATCACTTATTGTAGCAATAATATCTAGTTGACTTTGCTCACCTGTCTTTATAGTTAGATTGTTACTAGGCCATGTAATATTACTTACTTCAGATCCTACAATAGTAAATGTAAAACTTGTTTCAGTGCTAATATATTCTGGATAGTCACGTTTTTGTACTTTTATTCCAAAAGTAAAATTTGTTGTTATTGCACTAAAACTAGGTATTGTACCAGTCAACCAACCTGAAGTTGTATTTAAAGATAGTCCTGTTGGTAATGAACCACTTGAAAGTATGTAGTCAATGGTATCACCATCAAAGTCTTTGCCTAAAAATTGAAAGTTAAAAACATTATTATCTTTTATTCTACCTAATCCTGTGCTTTGTGTAAGCAGTGCTGGAACTCTAGAATTTGTTTCACTTGCATCTAATAACTGTCTAATATCAACATTTGTATTTGAATCATTAATGTTATCTGCAGTTACTAAATCAATATCTGCAGTTACGGCGTTTCTACTTAAAGCATATACTGTGTATGTTTTAATATCTACATCTTTGCCATCAGTTACTTGTACAGTAAATTGATAATTTTTGTTTACTGCTTTAGTTCTAAAATCCCATTCACTCATATCGAAATTTGTAGCGTCGAAACCAGGAGTTCCATCAATATCTGGAAAAGGATCTATATACCCATAAATTCTACCTGTGCTAGAAACTGTAACACCACTAGGTATTTGACCACTTTGAAATGACCAAGTTAATGTATCTAAAGGATCTGGATCTGTAGCAGTCAACTGTACATCCAACAAATCACCATCAAAGTATGCACCTAAATTACTTGCAGGAGTTGCATCTATCGTAGGAGCATCCTGCCCAGTAACAGTCATTTCAAACACACGGTCTGCTACTGTGCCATCTAAACTTACTGCTCTTACAACAAATTTACTAGTAACGTCTTTTGCTACTTCTGATGGGACACCCTGTATATAATCATAATTTTTTGGATTGCCTTCGACAACACCGTTTGCAGTAACTCTTATACCTACAGGAAGAACGCCACTAAGGTACTTGTAACTATTTGCATTGTCTGCATTAAGTTGAATTTGATAGAATTCGCCTTCTACTACTGTGCCCAAATCGCCTGGTGGTGTGATCCATACTGGAGCCGCCATACTATATACTCCTCGTTATACAGTATTTATCGCTATTACCAAGTGCCTACACCGTGTGCAGTACGCTTCCAGATGTTGGTTACGCCATCATAGTTTGCTGTACAATAGTATATATAAGTAGCATCAATAGCAACATCGCCTAGTTCATCGCCGGCACTACCTACGCTACTAACAATAGTGCGAGCAGTTTCGATTTGTAGTGTATTTGTTGCTATTACAATTTTGCCAGTTCCTGCAGGTATAAGATTTAAATTGTCATTACTGCGAGTTGTTGTAATGTTATTGTCTATAATACGAATACCATCTGTGTCAACACTGCCAACTGTAATACCATTTGTAGTTGTTGCACCTGCAGTTGTTACAATATCTAAAGTTTGTGTTGCAACAGTAATAGTCATTTCATCATTACTGTTAATAGCAGTTGATACTAGCCCACTACCTACAATACTTAACAATTCACCATTGTTTATACTTGTTGCAGTACTTGTATCATCAGTTAATACAAAATAACTATTTGCAATACTAGTGTCTACATAATTTTTAGTGGCAACATCTTGTGCAGATGTTGGATCTGTCACATTTGTAATTTTGTTACTACCCATACTAATAGTTTGGCTAGCACCTATAGTTAAACCACCATTTATTGTAGTATCACCAGCAACTATAAAAGTTCCTGTTCCTTGTGGATTTATAGTTATGTCACTATTAGTTGATATACTTTGAATTGTATTACTAATTGTTTGTAAGCCACCAATCTCTGAACTTGTTCCTGTGTAAGTGGTTGCAAAAACATCTCTATAATATTTTGTAGTACTTCCTATATCAAATGTGTTATGTGTATTGGGTATTAAGTTACTGTTTAAATCTGCATTTATNTTAATACTATCTGTAGTAGCATCACCTATTGTAATGTTACCACCTATTGTAACATCNCCACTTGCATCTAAGTCTGTTACATATGCAGTAGCAAATCTTAATGAACTAGATCCTATATTATAAGTTGCAGTTGCATCAGGAACAATACTACTATCTACACGGCCTGTAAAAGTAATTGTATCTACACTACTATCACCTAAGTCTACTGTACCATTTGCAACAAACGCACCTGATACTGTAATACTACTAGGAGTAAATGCACCTGCAGTCATAGACCCATCAACAGTTATATTACCATCAATATTTGCATTTCCGTCTACTTGTAGTGTAGCACCTCTTATCTGTCCTGTTGCTACTGTGTCTCCACGAAATAAACTGTCTCCTTCAACTTCTACTTTACCAGTGCCATTAGGGTCTAAAATAATATTTGCATTGGTATTGTCAGTTGTTATCTTATTAGAAGTTAATTTAAGTTCACTTAAACTATCGCCGCCTATTTCGTTGTAAACTTCTGTAAAGTTTTCATTTACCTTTACAAACGCAGCACGTAGGCTATCACCTGTGCCGTCATCACTAGCAGTACCTACATTAATAGTTTGCTTGCTCATGTACTACTCCTTAACTAACTGCGTATGCTGGAATAACTAATGTCTGTCCGTTTACTTTAACTTGCAAATACAATGTTGGTGTAGCTGGTAATGCATTTCCTGCACCTGCGGCTCCTACTGTAGTTTGAGTAGTAGTTACAAAGTTTACTTTACCTGTACCTGAAGGATCTAAATCAATATCGTCGTTAGTTGTTTGTGTTGTAATTCTGTTATCTTGTAATAACAGTCTTGTGTTAACACTTATACTTCCTGTAGTTGCTACATTTGTTCCATCAAAAGTTAAACCTGCACTAAATTGTACATCACCGTCAGCATCTACATAAGCAATAGCATTATCAACATGATCGGTAAATCTTAGCTCACTAGCAGTTGCTAATACAACACGACCAGTACCATTTGGATCAAGTGTTATATTACCGTTGGTGTTGTCACTAGCGATAGTATTGCCTGTTATTGTTATATTGTTTCCACTTGAAGCAGTGCTATAAAGATATAATTCATCAAAATTATCATTAATTTTATCAAAGGCAGTACGTAAAGGATCACCTGTTCCGTCGTTTGCACTACTACCTAAGTTTACAGTTTGTTTTGGCATTTTGTTTAGACTCCTAATTTACTGTGTATTTATAACCTGTTTTAATCTAGCCGTGTGCTAAATATTTTTATGATACTAGAAATTGTAAAAGAATATAGAACTTACAATAGAACACGTCGTGGTAAAAAGGAAAAATGTACAATAGGTTATACTGTGTACATACTACGTTGTGATAACTGTGGGCATGATTTTACTAGAACAAGTAAAGTTTTTGACAAAAGAAGTGCTGCTCATGTATGCAATAATTGTAATCAAAAAAAATTTGCTCAAAAGCAAAGTAGTATTCTAAGACATTATAACAAATATGATGCTAGTAGTAGTAAGACTATTTAAACGGCAAAACTTTCACCACAACCACAACTGGCAGTTGCATTAGGATTTATAACTTTTAGATAGTTACCGCCTAGTTCGTTTACCCAGTCTACAGTACAACCTAGCACAAACATTTCTGCTATTGGGTCTACAACCAATATGTCATTGATAGGCTCGCTCCACTTTACATCTGGCCATTTTGATTTGTGGTCCCAAACATATGTAAAGCCTGAACATCCACCACCCTTTACACCAAGTGTAACATAGTCGCCTGCAGGTGTTACTGACTTCAAATATTCTGTTGCTTTTTCTGTAATTTTTAACATAAAAATATTTATCTGTGAAATTTGGCGGACAGTGTAGGATTCGAACCCACGGAACGCTCACACGTTCAAAAGATTAGTAAT